CAAATACGGAATCCCTCAAGGGCGTTCAGCAGTTTTCGGAACTGCACAAGCAAATAAAACTAGTACTCAATTAAAAGCTTTCTTACTTACAAGAGACAGAGATTATTCACTAGCGTCAATCGATAACGAAACTATCGAAGCTTCAAAAGGAAATGCTAACGCATTCATGGAAGCAGCCACACTTGAAATTGACGGTGCTATCGAATCAGCAACTCGTTCATTAGCAATTGCTATGTACGGATCTGGATCTGGTAGAATCGGACAAGTTTTAGCAGGCTTCACAAGTACAGCTTTTACTTTGAAAGAAGATGAAGACGTTACTAACTTTGAAGTTGGTATGGAAATTGTTTTCTCAACAGCCGATGGTGGTGGTTCAGTTTTATCTGGTACAATTACCGTAAACGGTGTTGATAGAGATACTGGAGTTATCACAGTTGATGCTGGTTCAGCAATTGACGGCGGTACAGGTCCAGCCACAGACGATTTCGTATTCGTCGAAGGTGATTACGACGCAAAAATCAAAGGACTTAGAGCATGGTTACCAGATGTAACTCCAACCTCTACAGCATTCTTTGGCGTAGATAGAACAGCAGATGCTACCCGTTTAGGTGGAATTCGTTACGACGGTTCTCAAGAGCCTATCGAAGAAGCTTTAATCTCAGCAGCTTCCAGAGCAGCTCGTGAAGGTGGAAAGCCTGATTATTGCTTTTTAAGTTATGACAAATGGTCTGATCTTGAAAAAGCTCTTGGATCAAAAGTTCAATACATTGACGACTTTGCTAAAGCTGAAATTGGTTTTAGAGGAATTCTCATAAACGGTCCACGTGGTTCAATCAAGGTTATCCCTGATCAAAACTGCCCAGCCGGTAGAGGGTTTATGTTATCAATGAGTTTTTGGAAACTATACAGTCTTGGAAAAGCTCCAAAGATTTTAGATTCTGACGGACTTAAGTTCCTAAGAGAGTCAAGTGCCGATGCCGTAGAAGTACGTGTTGGTTACTATGCGCAGATGGGCTCAAGAGCCCCGGGCTATAATGTTAATATTAAGTTAGATTAATAATTTTAGGTAGTTAGGAGAGGTTAGGTATTATGCTTAACTTCTTTTAACCCTCCTTTTTATTCTATGTTATAATACTTAAACAGGAATAACTAAGAACAAAGAGGAGATAAAAATGAGTAGAAACGACATTAGCGGGCAAGTAATTAATAGCTGGAGAGTATTAAACTATTCTCATACAAAAGGTAAAATAGCTTATTACAATTGCATATGTTTGAAGTGTGGAAAAGATTTTACAGTAGATGGCAGAAACATAAGAAGTGAAAGATCTAAAAGTTGTACTAAGTGTGCAAGAGTAAGGACTGCAAAAGCCAATAGAGGCAAAGTACGTTCTAAATACGATTCACAAACTGCAGCGTTTAGAGGTCTTTTCAGTAGATATAAAAAAGGAGCTACGAAGAAGAAAAGGTTATTTACTTTATCTTTTGAAGAGTTTAAAGAATTAACTACTTCTAATTGTTATTACTGTAAGATAGAAGCTATACAAAAAGTTAATCCATTAAAAGGAACTGGAAGAAGTATCGAAAGAGAAAATGAAGGTTGGATACTTTACAATGGAGTAGACAGAATAAATAGCTCTTTAGGATACACAACCAAAAACGTAGTAACATGCTGTTCAACCTGCAACACCGCAAAAATGGCAATGACTACAGATGAATTTAAAGATTGGATAATTAAAGTCCATTCTAATATAGAAAACTTTTAACGCACCGGGTAGCCTCCCGTGACTAAACTGAACAAGGAGATCAAAATGGCATCAAGAAATTTTCACAGAGTACAATCCCTTTCAAGAGAATTAAAAATCGTAAGCGCTTTAGTAAACATCGGAGCTTCAGGCGCCCCTACAAAAGTTGTTAACGACAGTGTTGGAGTAGCCACAATAGTGCGAGACTCTGCCGGAGTTTACATAATGACTCTAGACGATAAATACAACGGCTTAGTATACTTCAACGTAATGCAAGAAGCTTCAAGTGCTGAAGACTTAACATTTCAAATGGAGTCTGAAGACGTTACTGGAGCTAAAACTGTGCAATTCCAATGCAAAGCAGCAGCAGTTGAGACAGATCCTTCAAGTGGATCAGTTTTAAGAATTACAATGTTCTTAAAAAATAGCAGCGTTACTAGATAGGAGCCTTAAATGATTATAATGGGAAAGAAGAATCGAGGTAGTGTTATAGGCGCTATTATGGAGAAATTGAAAGAATCCAAATTTGACAAAATGAAACATGAAAATTCACAAATGTCTCATGCTGTTATGGAAGATGATTCAATGGAATCTATGTCCAAAAGCCTTATGAATGCTATGGAATCAAAAGACCATGAAGCATTTCACAAAAGTTTAAAATCAATTATTCACATGTACATGAAAGAACGTAGAGAATAATAAACAACCTCTTCAGCTTAAAAAACTGGAGAGGTATTTAATCATAAGAGGTTTTTAATGTCCATAACACTATTAGAATTACGTACAGAATCAAGAGATCGTGCAGACATGAAAAACAGCACTTTTGTCACAGATACAGAACTAAACAATTACATAAACCGTTCTATTGCAGAACTTCACGACATATTAATACAAGCCTATGAAAGTGACTATATTGTAAAAGATATTGAATTTACAACATCTAACAAACAAGAATTTTACCCGCTTTCAACCGTAATAACCGATAACGATTTCTACAAAGTAAAAGGAATAGATGCTAAATTATCAGGAAATATTTTTAGCACCTTAGATCCATTTAACTTCAACGAAAGAAACAGAAACCAAACATCCGGAGTTCAAAGTTTTCTAGGCGTTGTAGCTGTTAGATATCGTTTAGTCGGAGGAAATTTAAGATTTTCACCTGTTCCAGACAACGGAACGACTATAAAAGTTTGGTACGTTCCAGTGTCAACAAAATTACTATTAGATGCAGACACTCTAGACGACTTAAACCAATTTTCAGAATACATAGTAGTAGATGCAGCTATTAAAATGATGCAAAAAGAAGAATCAGACGTAAGCGTATTACTTTTACAAAAACGTGATCTAAAACGCCGAATAGAAGAAGCAGCAAACAACAGAGACGCAGGAACCGGAGATTCTGTAACCGACATAACCTTACAACTAGACGATTTCTTTTACCTACGAGGAAATACTCCGTGAAAGATTTTAAAAAAGTAAGATCAGATGATAGAATTATAAACCAAGTACAAGACAATATAGAACAAGCTATAAATCCTATTATAAACTCCGAAATCATAAACGGATTAATAATAAAAGACATAGAAGTTCTAACCGGAACAGTTTTAACAATATCTCACAGATTAGGACGTACCCCAAACGGCTTCGCAATAGTAAAGAGAAATGCTAACTCCACCGTTTGGAATGGCATAATAGATAAAAAAACCATAGAACTAAATAGCAGCGCCAATGTAACTATAACTTTATGGGTTTTCTAAAAGGATAAACAATGAGTATAACAAACTTTATGAACCTAGACCTACCAACACCTTCGGTAACTTTAGGTCCGCAATATGCTACAGACAATAATACAGCATTTACAATAATAGATGCTCATGATCATTCATCCGGTAAAGGAGTTAGAATCCCCACTTCTGGTTTAAACATTAATGCAGATCTACAATTCAATTCAAACCGATCAATAGAACTATTATCATCTCAATACATAGCAAATCCTTCAACCTTAACAGGATCAACAAATGCAAATTCCCTATACTCTGTTCTTGGCGACTTACACTGGACTAACTCTTCTGGCTCTGCTATACAAATCACGGCAGGAGGCTCAATCGTCTCAACTCCAAGTGCAATTACATCATACGAAACACAATCAGTAGTTGGTAATATTGTAATTGCCGCAGCCGCAACTCCAGTTTACTTTTTTGTAGATACCACCGCTTCTAGATCGATAACACTTCCTTTAGCAGCCAATGTAGCCAATGGAAGAATTTATAAATTTACCGATATTACCGGAACAGCAAATACAAACAATATAACAATTTTAATAGCAGGCTCAGATACTATAAATGGAATAACTTCAAGAGTTATGGATTCTGATTTTGAATCAACCGAAATTGTAAGCGACGGTGTAAGTGCTTGGGTTATTTCATAGGACAATAAATGGCTTTAAATAAATTAGAAATTGCAATACCATTTGTTTCCGGGATAAACACTCAAGCAGATGATAAACAATTAAAACTTGGAACATTTAAAAAAATAGAAAACGGACACTTCCAAACTCCCGGAAAGTTAAGAAAACGTACAGGATACGACGCCTTATCTATGGATACTGTAGC